GAACTTTCACGCCTTTGCGTACACCCTGAAACCCAACGAGCAGAATATAATATCACTTCTTGGTTTGTTTCAAGAGCGATTAGACAGTTACGGAAGGATACTGAAGTTAAAGCAATCATCTCTTACGCTGATAGTGATTTCCATTCTGGCACAATCTATCGCGCTTGTAACTTTAAGTATTGCGGACTTTCAGACCCAAAGAAAGATTTCTACTATGCAGACGGAACTAAACACTCTAGAGGCAAAATTAAAGGTGCTGAAGGAGAATGGAAAGATCGCTCCCGCAAGCACCGATATGTAATGGTTTTTGATAAGAATTTAGAGTTACTGTGGTAATGTAATATTTGTGTTTTCGGTTGCGATTAGATAGTCATCAATATATTCTGAAGATTCAGAATAGATCATTTCTCTTCTCATATCATTCAGAAACTGTTGTAGATACGCTGGTTTGAGAAGATAGATGGACCTTTTTTCATCATTCTTTCTGGTTTCATACTCATAATTTGTAATACCAGTTACAGGATTTAAAGTTGCCGTTGGATCTGATGGATTTGGAATCGTAAAGTTTTTATCAACAACTTTACCAGCAGGAAGAACCAAACGATTAGAAGAGTCTACAACTTTCGTGGTCTCATAAAATCTAATCTTTGTTAGATCAGAACCATATTTGTTCTCGGCATAATTATAAAGTTGATAGTCTGATAATGGCCATTGGTCTCTTACATTGATAATATTGGCAGTGACTAGAACAACCCAATCTAGTTCTGGACTACCATAGATCTCGTCGGCAACAGTGTCTGGACGAGCACCATCCATAATCTCATACTTGTTGAAGATGGTAAAGACATTATATAAGTCATCACGAAGTTTGACTCTGCGGAAAAGATTCTTCGCAATGACATAATCTTGCGAAGAATTTTTATTAGGTAGAAATGACTGATATGCTAGATCTGGTAGTTCTCTGAAGTATCCCATTAGTATCCTACTGCGTGTCTTCCTTCAGGTGTGGAGGTATAATCAATATCATAAATTGGTTCAAGTTCTTTGAATGTTAAATCCATAATGATGGAAACAGGAGTTCCATCAGCATAAGTTGCATATACATTTTCTCCAGTGTAGTTTATAGTTATATCTGTGAGAGCACATTGTTTAAATTTGTGTAAAAATGAATGATATTGTACTTCTCCTTTCTTTGCTGTTGTTTGTAAATAATTTAGTTCAAAAATATTTGGAGCACCTAAAAAGAATTTATCACTTGCTTTTGGAGCCATATTTTGTTTGAATGTTCTGATAATACCTAGTACATGCTCACTTTCATTTTCATCTCTTGGGGTCATTTTAAATGAAAATCTAAAATTGCGTATTGTTGGGCCATTAAAAAGCAGTTCCATATTTGGATTTAATATTTGATTTTCACCTCTTGCTAGAATTTGGTTAAGTGTTATATTTCCAACGCCAGCTAATTGTCCAGCAGAAGCAGCAAGTTGTCCAAGGTAAATATCTTTTAATTGATCTCCTCTCGCTCCAATACCAGTTACAAATGCCGACATTTTATTGGCAATTTCCGTGGCGGAACTTGACCTCATCATAGATCCAGCATATCCAGCAACTTCTGCAGTTACAGCATCTAAAGTATCATCAGAATAATTGACCTGATTTGTGTCAGTTATATTTGATGGCATTGGTAAAATAATTGATGCTTTTATATTTCGATTTTTATTTCTGGCAAATCCAGCATTTTTTATAAGAGTGTTGACAGTGGTTGTTAATTGTGCTGGATAAGTTCCACCAGGTCCAGGTCCACTGGGATTTTTTTGTCCACTGTTTACATAAACAGTATTCGCTGTAGTTACCTGATTTGATTTTCCAAATTTAGTTTCAACCACATTAATATGAAGGTAATCTATACCTTTTTGTATATTTTCTGTCGGATATCTATAAAGTTCTACTGCCATTTTTGGCTACTTTTTTAACTATTTAGACGGATATTGGCAAAAGGAACTTCTCTTAAGTCGGCAAGTTCTTCTGAATAAATCTCATATAATTGCCCAGCAATCTCATCATAGGTATATTGCCTCAATTCACCCCAATGAAAATTAATACCTTTGAATCCCCATCGGAAAACTTCAGTGACTGCGACTAGGGGATTTTGATCATAAGTTATATTGGGTGTCTTTGGACGGTAAACAAAAGTATAATATTTTCCTACTCTTGGAACTCGTCCACTTTCTTGTAAAACATTCAGAATCTCAAGCATTAAATCATCAGGATCTTCATTACCAATAACACTATCAATGACAGAACGAATCCGATTTTCATTATCATCGGTTGGATTTTTTCCTTGTCTTTGTTTGAGTGTCTTTCTAGGCATCTTATATACCTAATTCATCTTCGGTTAAAACTTTGAATTCCCACAAACGATCTTTACAAAACTCTTTTGCCGCTTCCCACTTTGCCTGATTTTTAGCATACTCATAAACCTCATAGATATAACCTTTGGTTTGTCTTTTTGGTTTTGTTGGTGGTGCGGTCTGTTTCTTTGGTTTAATCTCAATTAGATATTTTTTAATATGACCTGTTGATTCCTTAACCTTGATATAAAAGTCAGGAAAATATCTATGAACTTTGTTATCAACTGGAGAACGGTATGGAAGTGCGATTTCTTCTGAACCCCATTCTAATACTCTTTCATTCAAATCACAATACACCATAAATTTTCTTTCCCATAGAGATCTATAAATGATGTTTGTTGGATCTCCTTTGTATTTTTGTGGGTACGATGGTTGGTATTTTCCCTTATATGCCATCTAAATATCTAATAATGTAAGACTCGTATAAGGTATTTAGATGGGTGTTCCAGCAATAACTGACATTACAATGCGTAATGCCAAAGTGTATTTTGGCGATGTGGCGACGACTAATCTATATCAAGTTTTTATTGGTCCTGGATGGCAAGGTACATTTCTAGAGCAATTAAAAGGGAAAGGTATAGATTTTACAAGTTTTGGAACCACATTAGGATTGTTATGTGCTGATGCTTCTTTACCGTCTTCTACCTATGCTACTGCAGAAGTTAAAGATAATTTTATAGGAGTAACTCAAGAGTTTGCCCATACTAGAATCTATACTGACATTGATTTTACTTTTTATATTGATCATGATTATAATGTATTAAGATTTTTTGAATTCTGGATGAATTTTATATCTGGTGGTGGATCTTTTGCTGCTTCTAGTAATCCAGATACTAATGCTTTTAGAAGATTTAATTATCCAAAATACTATAAGAATTCTCAAATTTATATTAAAAAATTTGAACGAGATTATTTGTTCGGTAGAGAAAGAAGTATCGTTTATCAGTTTATTAATGCTTTTCCAAAATCAGTAACAAGTATTCCAGTAAGTTATGGTCCAACAGACCTTCTTAAAGTTACGGTAACAATGAATTATGATCGTTATATCTATGAGGAGGAGCAATCATCGGTATCGGGGAATGGAGCAAGTGATGGAGCAAAATCAGAAACAGCGACGAATGTAGTAGAAAGACCCATTAATCCAGCAACAGGAAAACCAGTTGAAAGGACATCAAATTTTGGTCTTTCTGATGCTGATTGGAATAAAGCATATCAAGAGGGATTGAGTAAATCTGCGGAACAAATAAATCTTTCCAGACAAAGGGCGACTAACACTGGTGTTAGAGGACCTAGAGAGAGGTAATAAATAATCATAACTGAATTTCTATAGGTTATTATGCCTTTACCAAAGATCTCTACACCAACATATGAGTTGGAATTGCCCTCTACTGGAAAGAAAATTAGATATAGACCTTTTCTAGTCAGAGAAGAAAAAATTCTAATCATGGCACTTGAATCTGAAGATACAAAGCAGATTTCAAATGCCATTGTTCAAATTCTTTCTGATTGTATTGCCACAAAAACGGTTAAAGTATCAGAACTATCAACCTTTGATATTGAGTATTTGTTCCTTAATGTCCGTGCCAAATCCGTTGGTGAGACTGTTGAAGTCAATGTGACTTGCCCAGATGATGGTGAGACGCAAGTTCAAATGGAAATTAATATTGATGATATTAAGGTACAGAAGGATCCAAATCATTCAAATATTGTGAAAATTGATGATAGACTTTCAATGAAATTAAAGTATCCATCACTAGAACAATTTGTTGAAAATAACTTTGAGGTTAATGAGACTGAATCTGATGTAAACAAGTCTCTTTCAATGATTACATCTTGTATTGATGTTGTTTATGACGAAGAAGAATCTTGGAGTGCTGCTGACTGTACTAAAAAAGAACTTGAAGAGTTCGTGGAGCAAATGAACACAAAGCAGTTTAAAGAAATTGAAAGTTTCTTTGTAACTATGCCCAAGTTGTCTCATACTGTTAAAGTTAAAAATCCTAATACAAAAGTTGAAAGTGAAATTGTGCTGGAGGGTCTGGCAAGTTTTTTCACTTGAGTATGGCTCATACTAATCTTGAGTCATACTACCAAACAAACTTTGCCCTCATGCAGCATCATAAATACTCATTGACTGAACTTGAAAATATGATGCCGTGGGAACGCGAAGTTTATGTTGGTCTACTTCAAAATTATATTGAAGAAGAAAACTTAAAGGCACAGCAGAGTGGAATTTAACGAACAGATTTATAGAGCACCATCAATACCGAAGATTAGTAGAAGAAACATCTCTTCTTCGGTGATGCGTGGTGCTCAATCTGGTTCTGGTCCAAAATTAAGAAAATCTACATTCAGTTTCATTAGACCAAAAATTACGCCAGCAGCACTGAAGGCGGAAACATCACAAGTAGAAACTCTTGCGGAAACAAATAGAATTCTCGTTGAGATTCAAAATCAATTAGCACTAGATTTTGCCACGAGAATTACCGAAAGACAGCAGGCATTAAGAGCATCAAAAATAAGAGTTACTAGAGAAAGAGCGGCAAAAGAAGAATCTGCTCTTGAATCAGTAAGAAGTTTTGGATCGGGTATATTTAAAGCATTTGATAAAGTAGCAGCACCAGCAAAAAGTATTTTCCAGAGGATATTAGATTTCTTTAGCATTATTGTTACTGGTCTTATAGTTAATAATGCTTTCAAATGGTTAGAAAAAAAAGAAAATAGAGAGAAGTTAAAAGAATTTTTTAATTTTGTTAAAGACTACTGGAAAGAAATATTAATAACATTTGGTGTATACAAAATATTAAAACTTCTTGGTACAATTAAAAGAATTGTAGATATTTTTAAGAGACCACCAAAACCTCCTGGAGGTGGAAAACCTGGTGGTGGTCCTGGAGGAGGACCTGGACCTGGACCTGGAGGTGGATGTGGTCCAGTTCTAGGATGTATAAAAAATATTGGTGGAGCTGCTGCTGAAAAACTTGCCGAAACTTTAAAGAAAACGAGAGTCTTTTCTCCTTTATTTGGTTTAATTCCAAGACAGAAACCAGTTCAACAACCAGTTCAAC